TTATTTATTGAATCGTATTTTTAGTTTGGCAAGCATATCCTGTGTCATGCTGTCTAGATCATATTCCGGTTTCCATCCCCATTCCTCACGGGCACAAGTGTCGTCCAGTGAGTTCGGCCATGATTCGGCGATAGCTTGACGTAGTGGATCTACTTTGTACTCCATATGGAAGTCGGGCATATACTTCTTTATATTGTTATAAATAATTTCCGGATCAAAACTCATTGAAGCAATGTTGAACGAATTGCGATGAATTAGTTTGTCGGGATTCGCTTCCATGATTTCAATGGCTGCACGTAAACCGTCAGGCATATACATCATATCCATGAATGTACCGGCTGCAATAGGACATTCAAATTTTTCACCTTTTACAGCCGAATAATAGATGTCTACAGCATAATCGGTAGTCCCGCCACCCGGAGGTGTGACATACGAAATTAATCCGGGGAAACGAACGGAGCGGGTATCTACGCCAAAACGGATATGGTAATAATCGCTCAGTAATTCTCCTGATACTTTTGTAACTCCATACATGGTACGCGGATTACGGATAGTGTCTTGCGGGGTCTTGTCTTTAGGGGTGTTGTTGCCGAAGACACCGATAGAACTTGGGGTAAATACGGCGCAACCCATTTCGCGTGCTACTTCCAATACGTTGAACAGGCCTCCCATGCCTATTTTCCATGCTAGTTGAGGTTTGGCTTCTGCTACAGCCGATAGTAAGGCTGCCAGGTTGTAAATGGTGTCGATGTTGTACTTTGATACAGTTTCGGCAATTTGTTGTTCGTTGGTGATATCTACGATGGCAGAAGGGCCTGATTCTTTTAATTCCCCTTTAGGCTCAGCACCGGGAATATATCCGGCTACGATATTACCATTGTAAATACTTCTCAATTTCATGGTTAGTTCCGAACCGATCTGACCGGTGGAGCCGATAATTAATACATTTTTCATAGTTCGCTATTTGCTTTAAGTTTTCTTTTGAAAGCAAAGATAGATAGAAAACTGCATATTTTATCAAAATTTTCTCTATAATTTAATCGGATATCAAAAAAAAATAAGAACTTTGTCAAGTCAGACTGATTTTTAAACTTAAACTATATACTTAATAAAAAAACAAAGCTATGTATGGTAAAATGAAGGAGTTCCTTGCGAAGGAACTGGCTGATATTAAGGCAGCCGGATTGTATAAAAATGAACGTATAATTACCACACCTCAGCGTGCGGACATCAAGGTGAATGACGGAGAAGATGTGTTGAACTTTTGTGCCAACAATTATTTAGGTTTGTCAGATAATCAACGCTTGATCAATGCTGCCAAAGAGGCGATGGACACACATGGCTTCGGTATGTCTTCCGTACGCTTTATCTGTGGAACTCAGGATTTGCACAAACAGCTGGAAGCTGCCATTTCTGATTATTTTAAAACAGAAGATACTATACTTTATGCAGCTTGTTTTGATGCTAACGGTGGTTTGTTCGAACCGCTGTTTACAGAAGAAGACGCTATTATTTCAGATGCGTTGAATCATGCATCTATTATAGATGGTGTACGCTTGTGTAAGGCAAAACGCTATCGTTATGCCAATGCTGATATGGCTGACTTGGAACGTTGCTTGCAGGAAGCGCAGGCACAGCGTCATCGTATTATTGCTACAGATGGTGTATTCTCGATGGATGGTAATGTGGCTCCATTGGATAAGATTTGTGAACTGGCGGAAAAGTATGACGCGTTGGTTATGGTGGATGAATCTCATTCGGCCGGTGTAGTAGGTCCTACAGGGCATGGCGTGGCAGAACAGTTTAATGCATACGGGCGTGTGGATATCTTTACTGGTACATTAGGTAAAGCATTTGGTGGGGCAATGGGAGGATTTACCACCGGTAAGAAAGAAATTATTGATATGTTGCGCCAGCGTTCCCGTCCTTATTTATTCTCTAATTCTGTAGCTCCTGCCATTATCGGTGCTAGTCTGGAAATGTTTAAGATATTGAAAGAAAGTGATGCTTTGCATACTAAGCTGATGGATAATGTGAATTATTTCCGTGACAGGATGCTGGCTGCCGGTTTTGACATCAAACCAACTCAGAGCGCGATTTGTGCTGTGATGCTTTATGATGCGAAACTGTCTCAGGATTTTGCCGCCAAGATGCAGAAAGAGGGCATATATGTAACCGGTTTCTATTATCCGGTTGTTCCGAAAGGACAGGCACGTATCCGTGTCCAGTTGTCTGCCGGGCATGAAAAGGCACATTTGGATAAGGCAATTGCTGCATTTATTAAAGTGGGCAAAGAACTTGGGGTGATTAAATAAGCAGATTTGAAAGCTATCCAGTAAAAAAAGAGCAGTAAACGGTTGTATAACAATTGTTTACTGCTCTTTGTAGCCCCGAGGGGAATCGAACCCCTATCTAAAGTTTTTCTATCTCAATATCCATAGCCGCAACCGATTGCCTTTTTCTGTCTAAAGAGGCTTTTTCAGTACGCAACGAATATTCCAATTCATTCAGCTTCAAAGATGCCTCATTGCGCCCTTTGTTAGCTTCTGTAGCGATTTCATTCATTCTGCTATTGAGTTGTAGGCGTTTTTCACCTATTTGCTTTTGGATAGAAGCCTTACGTTGATATTCCTGCTCATTCAGCTTTGATTTGTCGGCAATTTGTTCCTCTATCTGCTGAATACGGGCATTTTTATTCTCAATCTCACTATCAATGGCTACCCAATCCTCTTCCTCCGGCATAAGTTTACGAGCCGTTTCTATCTGAGAGGGAATAACTGACAATTCATCTTTGCAAGCCTTTTTCTTGGCGGCTACCTCTTTAGCGTATTGGGCGATGCTCCTGCCTGACAACTGAGCCAGCAACTCCAAATATTCGGGCTTGGTCTGCGCTACGTCTTGGTCGGTAAGCGTTCCTACCATATCCAAAAGGATTTCTTTTTGCGCTTCCGGCTTCATTGATGTAAAGTAGAAAGGGTTGGTTATCATTCGGAAAACATCTTCCGGGATGATGGCAGCTACTTCACTATCATACTCCTTTTTGGTAGCCAACTTAACACCGTTCAAATAGAACTCTGTTGCATGATTCTTCAGGCTTTCTTCCGTAGTTCCACGTGGCTTGACCCAGTTTTCCACATAGCAGCGTTGCAGTGTTACCGTTTTGCCATCCACTGATAGTACACCAGTAACGGAGTGTTCAAGATGCAAAATAGGCTTTCCGTCCGCATCCAACGTCTTAATGTTGAAATTACTGTCCGAGCGTCCTGTACTGTCTTTACCAAAGAGCAACCAAAGGAACGAATCAAACACTGTTGTTTTTCCTGTACCGTTATCTCCGGCAACCAGCGTTTCCGCATCGGAGAAACCGATATTTAGGCTTCTGACACCCTTAAAGTTGATAAGGGATAATGATTTTAATTTGATTGTACGCATATCACTTGTTAATTATAGAATTGATTTTTTCTGATTTATCTACCGCCAAAAGTTCGGCACGTGAATACAACACTTTGGAATGTATAGAGCTACCGCCCCGGATAGTGGAAACCATGCCGTCTTTCTGCCAGCGTTTTACCCGGCACTCTTGAAACAGTCTGTATGCTTCACGTTGTGAAATGAGGTCTTTTGCCGGGGTAGTCTGTTTTACATAGTTGGCAGCACCCAAAGAAGCCATTTCCATACAGAGGTTCTTTAACTCGTATAGTTCCATCTGAATTGTCATAGGTCAGTCCTTTTTGTAGCGGTTCTTAAAATATTCTCTAACACTTACTATCCCATACTCATTGTCGGTATAGAAAACCCATGCCAGCCAAAAACAAGCCATAGCGGTAATGAAGTGGAATGAGGCATTACAAAACAATGCCCCAGCAAGGGCAATAATGCCAAGAAGTAGCGTAACGCCACATTGGATAAGGTTTGCTAAAGTTTCTCCTTTCATCGGTGTTGCATTTATTATTTAAAAAGATTGTTGGTCATAGCATACCGCATAAATTCAGCCATTGAATGTACGCCAACCTTTCGGAAACTGTTTTTTCTATGGTTATTCACGGTATTTAAAGAGATAAACAGCTTTTCGGCTATTTCTGAATCGTTTTTCCCATCATAGAGCATTCGCATAACTTCTATTTGCCTATCGGACAACTTAGAGTTGAATTTAGGAGCGCAAATAACTTTATCATGTTTGCATTCTCCACGTAAGGGACAACCTACAAACTCAAAATTAAAGTTCCAATTCTCATCTACATCAATCATGTTGTCATACAGACCGAAGTTGCATTTAATGAATCTACGAACCGCTATGAAATCCCGATACCTCTTGTTGTTTGAATTTTTAGAGTATATATCCATAAGCGCATCGTATGCTTCGGGATAAAACTCCCTCAGTATAGCCAAGAAAGCTTGGATAAAGTCGGTATCAGTTTCTTTCAACTGCCTTTCGGCTTCTCCGATAGGGCGCATAGTAACTTCACCCTCCGGGGTTGTGTAGAACTCTATAGCTTTCATTCTGTAACAGGAAATAAAATATTGGCTGGAACGCCCAGTTTGTCACTAATCATCTTTTGCTTGAGGGCATCCGGCTTTTGTACGCCATGAATCCACATTCGCACCGTCTTGGTACTACACATACACAAAGCCGCTATTTCCTCCACAAACTCAGTCTTTGGAGCTTTTACGGCACTCCTTTCGGGCAATCCTTTGTAAATCTGAATAAAAGACTGATAGTCTTTTTGGGTTACTTTTTTCATTTTCTCCAATTTATATGTTCTACAAACACGCTTTTTGGTTATATTTGTAATGTCATTTATTTAATTACGCAACAAATATAGGCTATATATCCGAATATAACAAAATTTTTTGGATATATTTTTCTATTAAAATATTTCATTTATATGCAACGATTTGATTTAAAGCGATTTAGAATTGATAGAAAACTTACTCAAAAGGAGTTAGCAGAGCTGTTAATGTGCAAACAGAACTATATTTCAAATATAGAAAACGGAATAAAACCAATTTCAAAAGAGAAATTGGATATATTGCAGTCTAAATTCGGTGATATTTCAAGATATTATTCGGATATATCACCAAAGCAAAATACGGTATTAAAAGAAGTCACTCCCGAGGATTTCATGTTTGCTGGTGCTGACGCTTTTTCAAGACAAGTCGTAAAGATGATGAATGACAAACTGATTGCACCTTATGGAATATTAGTAGAAAAAGATAAGGAAATAGAACGGTTGAATAGATTGATAGGCAGATTGCAAAACGAAATAGAGGAACTTAAAAAGGGAAGTGCCCAAATGGAGAATCCTGCCGGATGTGCCAATGCCGTATAGTGTTTGGTTTAAAGCATAGAAAGTATTGATATGGAAAAGTATTACAGAATGGTTATAGACCTCTACAAAGAAGCCCTTTTAATTAACCGGGTAAACCCTGATAGGGTATTAGATGCGCAAAGGGAAATATCCAACGCTATCACCACGGCTATAATCACCAATGAGCCTACAAGTGAATTGGAGTTGCTAAAATCCGATATAGAGAATTTGAAGAGCCATATATCGCAATGAATACCGTCATAAGCAAGCAAATAATGGAAAGATTCTATAGTGCGCTGGATGCCATTATAGCCATGAAGAAAATAAGAGGAGTAAATACATACTGTAGGCTCAACAACATAGATAGAAGAAATTTCATTGCGCAAAGAAAAGACTTGGAGCGTGGATGGTTTCAATTATCTTGGTTACATCCTATGGTTAAGGATTATGGAGTAAGTGCCAAATGGCTGCTTACTGGATTTGGAAGAATGTTTGAAGAACAAAAATAGCCCCATGCAAACATTATTAGTCTGCATGGGGCTATTTCTTACAAATATTCCATATCACAAATTAGCAAGCCATTTCTTGCCAGATTTTGTTCTTAGCCAAATCATAAATGCACCCGTCACAACTATTCCAACGGTAAAGATAGCTCCTAACATTTCCATATCTATTATTTTAAAATTGTATTTCCTACTTTAGCAAGCATTATAGTCCAAACACTCCCTGCTGTCAAAACATACCAGTTTATACCAGCTTCCACATTGGCATATATCGGAGTTATTCCACCAAGAACCAAACCCGCAAATGTGAGTTGCGCCAAGTTAAAAAAGAATCCAGCAAGTTTTTCACGCCTCACTTTATCTTTCTCCTTGACTTCTTTCTTAGCTTCTTGTTGTACGCTCCAATTACCCATATAAACTACTATTTTCTACAAAGGTACAAAATCCCCGCTTATTTGGAAACAAAAACCTATATATTTTTGATACGTCATTATAAATATAACACTGCAAGACTATTTTTATAACAAATAATACACTATATTTGCTGCTGAATTAAAATATCACTAAATAGCATTGGCTATTGTTGTAGGGATTAAGAAAACGACCAAATTTCAGAAACAGCCCTCAGACAATTTGCTAATGCCTGCGCTTTGCGTGGGCATTACTCTTGTATGGGCTGTTAGGTGCTTGGTCGTACCTCTTAATCCTCGGAGTAATCCCACGCTTTCGTGTGTATTACAGTAGCTTGCTAAGTACAACCGTTAAATACACACTTATGAGAACTTTGCTAATGCTTTGCCTGATAGCTTTGATAACAGGATGCAATGGCGACAATCCGCAATGCAAAGCTGAGAAACTAATAAACAGGTATTTGGAGAACAATTTAAAAGACCCTGATAGTTATGAGTGTATAGATATGGGTAAAATAGGAATAGTCACACCTATGTCTAAAGCATTAGTGGAAACTGTTAAAAGAGCAACGGATGGAGAGTTTCCAACAGATAGCATTAACTCAAAATTAGAACAAATCAAGGCTATGTTTGAAAGTAATGATATAAATCCATACGATACTTTAGCTTGGGAGATTTCCCATAGATATAGAGCCAAAAACTCCTATGGGGGATATGCGATTACTAATTGCACTTATCATTTCAACAAAGATATATCGGACATAATTAGCGTAGAAACAAAATAGAATCTACCAAAGAAAATTACGGCACTTCCATAAGTGCCTTTTTTTGTTCTTCCCCCACACCCCTATTTCATATATTTATTCTTAATTAACTATATAATATTATATATAGTATATATATTATCCCTTATAACTTGCGTAAAATTTTGCCTAAGCAAAAATAGGCTTGTAAATCGCTGAACTACAACAGCTTACAAATTTTGCTTAGGCAAACGCAAAAAGGCTATATTTTTGCTTAGGCAAAATAACGCTTATAACACACTGTATTTCAATCATTTGTAAATTTTGCTTAGGCAAAACGCTATTTTTAGGCTTAAAAACAACTATTTATTTGATTATCAGAATATTATAATTTTTGCTTAGGCAAAATCATTTTGCTTAGGCAATTTGCTTAGGCAAAATCTACAACTATCTGATTATCAGAGATAATACAGGTTTAGAGGATAGATAAACACCTATTAAAATTTTGCCTAAGCAAAAATAGGCTTGTAAATCGCTGAACTATAACAGCTTACAAATTTTGCTTAGGCAAAACACGCTTATTTTTGGGTATATACTTCTTTTCTGTTACATCATCCAAAGATAGCTTGACATAATCCAATACCTTACGGTTGGCAGCATCTATGCTGTCCCACGATTTCGCAATATAAATATCTGTCACTCTCATATTTTCGTCCACGTGGTTAAGGGCTGTGTGAACGGTGTATTTATCTACTCCGGCTTCATTGCTTGCAATGGTTGCCCATGTATGGCGGGCTGCGTAAAACTCCAAATCATCTATTCCCAAATCATCACCAATCTTTTTCAAACCCTTGTTAATTGCAGCCGTAAAGCTATCCACACTTGAATACAGCTTGTAGAAATTAAAGACCCTTTGCCCCGTATGGTCTTTATATTTTTTCATAAGGGCTTTTAGTTCCGGCTCTATCCTCACAGATATTTCCGCTTTGTCGGCTCTCCGATTCTTGGTTTTTGTCCGTTGGTATGTAATTCGTCCTTTCTTCAAATCCGTACAAGTGTACAAATCTACCGCATTCATTCCGATTAGGCAGAAACTCAAAAGAAAGACATCCTTTGCGAGATTGTACCTGTTTGTCCCCGGTTGCATAATCAAAGAATAAGGCAGCTCCGAAAATTTACGAAGTAAATCCGTAGAAATAGCCCTTTTTCTTGTAACTGGAACTTTGGGAATTTCCACCCTCTTAAAAGGAGAATAGGGAATGCGTATCAGCCCGGCATCCTCATCGTTAAACTCTTTCTTTGCTCGGTTGTGTATGGCTCTTAGCTGGGATATATATAGGCTCTGTGCTCTTTCTCCGTGATTGGCTTCGGGTTTGGAACGTGCCGGATTCTCCTTTATCCACTTTATCCAATCATTGATAAACTTAACCGTTATTTCTTTTATGCTCACGCTATCCCTGCCAACAAAGCGTACAAGGTTGTTAATAGCTACTTGGTAAGAAAGCGCATTGCCTGTATGCCCGGTTTCCTTTAAGTGCAATATGTATTGACGGGCATAAGCCACTATATCCAAATCGAAGTGTTCCCCATTGTCGTTAGTGATTGCATCTACCACCTGCTCAACGGTCATGGATTTAAGCCGTTCCCCCATACGGTCACAAATGGAACGGTATTTCTTTATCATATCATCGGTGGCATCTATGTACTTTTGGTTTTTCAATTTGAAAGTCGTGCGTGTCAAATCATCCTTTGTCACGTAGTAAGTGGTCGGGATGTACTTTTTCCTCTTTTGGTGTATAACCCTTATCTTTATATTATATGTGCCGTCAGCCCTTTTTTGGTGAGCGTACACCTCTGCTTTGAATGTAGCCAT